ATTATGTGCAGGCTGTTCAAAATCGCATTGATATTGTGCGTGAGCTGGAAGGTGTTGAGCGTGGATTTGCCGACACACAGCTTGCTGTGATGGATGCGGAAGACCGCGTGGAAGACCGCCAGCGTGCTTTGACAGAAGCCTTGCGGCGTTATGGTGAAGGAAGCCGGGAGGCCGAACGCGCTCAACTGGAACTGGAAAGTGCACAAAATAGGCTTGCTGAAGCAACTAGCAGGCTTGAGGGTGAGCAATATATGCTTACAAATGCAAATGAAATCCTTGAAGAAGCCACTTGGGAACAAACCCGCGCGCAAGCGGCAATGCAAGTTGAACTTGCACAAACAACAGGCTGCTATGAAGAACTAAACGAAGCACTGCGGCAGCTAACAGAAGATGGTTGTGCAAATTCCATCGCCCTGCGTGACCAAATTATCGCGGATGCAACTGCTGCGCGCGTGCACTGGAATGCAGAGATGGGGCGCATGGAAGTTGATAACCGCAATTGGTTCCAACGCTTGTTTAACACTGGCGGTGGGAATGTTCCGCACTATCATACTGGCTCGAACTTTACGCCAGACACGTTTGTTGCTGGTGACATCAATGGCCGTGGCGGTGAACTGGTAACCAACGCGCGTGGCCGAAAAGTATTTACGGCTGCGCAAACAAGCGATATTTTCCGCAACATCAAGGCCGCGCAAGCCATGCAGGGCAATAGTACACCGAGCCAGCAAATGCAATCGCTTTCGAGCACAAGCAATACGTCACAGTCTGTGCAAATGTCGTATAGCCCGGTGATTCACGTCAATGGCAATGCGCCGGGTGATTTAGAAAGCAGGCTACGTGCCAGTGCTGAAGACGTGCGCGAAATTGTGCAGGATTGCCTGCGCGAAAATGCCGATAATTCGTGGAGGATGCGTTATGCCTAAAACCTATATAACAACGCAAGGCGACAAGTGGGATTTGATAGCACAGCGCACCCTTGGCAGCGAAATGCGGGTCGATGCGCTTATGAAAGCGAACCTGCAGCATCGAAACATCTTCATTTTTCCAGCAAATATCCAGCTTGTAATACCAGATTTGCCAGTGCCTATACCCGGCGGGCTGCCACCATGGAAGCGCGGTGATGCCCTGTGATTGCCGAACGTGTTATGCAAACCGAAGTGCATTTGAAAATCAACGGCGTGGACGTGAGCGCGGATATCAACAAGCATTTCCTTTCGCTAACCTATACCGACCACGAAGAAGACAACGCAGACGATTTGCAGCTGGAGCTGGATGACGTTGGTGGCGTTTGGATTGGCAACTGGCTGGAGAGCGCAGAAGATGCAAAAATAGCCGCAACAATTGCGCCGTTGGGCAGTCACGCGCTGCCCTGTGGCGATTTTGAGATTGACAGCCTAGATGTATCTGGGCCGCCATCCACGGTGTCACTAAAAGCCACGGCCCTGCCGTTCGAAGCCACGCTACGCACAGCCACAAACACAAAGGCATGGGAGAATCTAAACCTATCGGCCATAGCCAATGAAATCGCAAGCAAAAACAACATGGCGGCCATGTATGAATCGACCTTCGACCCGTTCTATGACCGCAAGGAGCAAAGGGATATATCCGATATTGTGTTTTTGCAGGAGCTTTGCCGCAATGCTGGAATTTCACTAAAAGTGTCGGGCGGGGATATTGTGTTGTTTGATGCTTCGGTCTATGAGCAAAAACCGTCAATTATGACATTGAAAAAGGGAGAATCGAACATAAAAAGCTATCGCTTTGGCAAGTCCAAAAACGATACATACAGTAGCTGCCGCGTGGCTTACACCGACCCGCAGTCGGAGCAGACAATTGAGTATACTTTCACGCCGCCGGGTTATGACCCAAACGGGCAAGTGCTGAACATCAATGAGCGTGTGACTTCACGCGATGAGGCCCGTGAGGTTGCCAAGCGCCGCTTGCGTGGAAAAAACAAGCAACAACCGCGAGCCGAGTTAAAACTCGCTGGCGATGTGCGGCTTGTGTCTGGCGTTACGGTTGACGTTGCGGGGTTTGGCATGTTCGATGGGAAATACATCGTGCAACGAGCGAAGCACGCAGTGAAAAAAGGCAGCGGCTACACAACTAGCCCGCAGTTACGCCGTGTATTGGAGGGCTATTGATGCACTTAGAATCAGCATTGAAAAACTTGGTGCGCGTTGGCACGGTCAGCTCCGTTGATGTTGAAGAGCGGCTTGTGCGCGTGGAGTTTCACGACAAGCTTGATGCAGATGGCAACACGCTTATTTCCGGCACATTGAAAGTCCTGCAAAACCAACCTCTAATCACCACGGAAGAGTGGGTGGAGGAGCTTGGCGCGGAAAACAAATGGGATTTCGAAGCGGAATATAACTCCCACGACCGCAACCTAGGGCTGGGCGAATCCTATGTGCAAAAATCCTATGCCGACATGAAGGATGTTTTCACAAATCAAAAAACCGTCAAATACGAAAAGCGTGAAACGATTGCGGAAAACGGGCCAATGACTGGAGAGATAGACGGAGCCTGTACCATGGGTGGGACAGTCGAGGGCACGGCAACGATAAGGTCGTGCCCGTTTCACGGCATTATTGAACATAAAAAGCACAAGCGCACGGTCACGGTTTACCCATGGCTTCCATTTGTCGGGCAGCTTGTAGTTTGCCTTTATATCCCGAACGGGGAAAGCGATGGTTTTGTGCTGGGAGGTATTTGATGATTATAGGCGTATTTGGGCCTGTTATATTTTCAGTCAGCAGCCGCATGGTGCGCACGTTCAACAACATGCAAATGGACAGCTCGGTCAATTACGCCACGCACGACCGTCACCTGCAAACGCCAATGATTGAATACACCGGCGAAAACTTAAACAGCTTGCCCTTTGAAATGCACTTTTTGCGTGAGCACAACGTGCTGCCATGGGTGGAAATTGCAAAGCTGCAGGCACTGCTGAAAAGCGGTCGAGCGTGGCCATTGGTAGTAGGGCTTGTGCCGATTGGCAAACACAGATGGGTTGTCACAGACTTAAAAGTCACATTCGAACGATTCGACAATTGGGGGCGGTTGCGTGAAGCGCGCGTGAGCGTATCGCTTTTGCAGGCCCCACGGAGGTAAGATGAACTACACGATTGAAGCGAACAGTCACGTGCCTATTAACTTAGCACCGGCCACGTTGCATGAGGAAGTCCTGCAAAACGTGCGCATGATATTGTCCACATTGCAGGGAACCGTCCCGTTGTTTCGTGATTTTGGCACAAATATGGATTTTCTTGATGTCCCAATTCAAGCAGCGGAAAGCATGTTGGTTGGCGAAGTGTTCGATGCCGTTGCACGCTTTGAGCCGCGCGCTGAAATTAACAACATTTCAATACGGCGTGATGACATGAACGGCAAATTAATTCCAATTTTGGAGGTGAGTATCAATGAGTGAACGCCGCAAATTCCCCGATGTGAGCTTTGTTGACAAAGACACGCAACGGCTTGTTGACAAGCTAATTTCAGCTTATGAAATCTTCACAGATAGAACGCTCGCACAGGCCGACCCTGTGCGACTTTTTCTTTTGTGGATTTCCGATATTATCATGCAAGAGCGGGTAATCATCGACATGACGGCCAAGCAAAACGTCCCGCGCTTTGCGGAAGACGAGCTGCTGGATTCGCTAGCAGAGTTGTTTCGTAATGTGGAGCGACTGCAATTGGCACCGGCTAGAACAACGCTACGCTTTCATATTTCAGCAGCGCAGGCCGCACCGCTGACGATACCACGTGGCACGCGAGCCACCAATGGCGAAGTAGCCTTTGAAACCACTGCCCCTGCAACCGTGCTGCCGGGCAATCTTCATGTGGATGCCCCTGCCGTTTGCATGACACTCGGGGCCATTGGCAACGGCATAACACCGGGTGGTGTTGCGCAAATCGTTGACTTGTTCCCTTTTTTTGAGAGCGTGGAGAACATAACGCAAACCGAGGGCGGTGCCGACACCGAAAGCGACCAACGATTTTACGAGCGTATGGGCGAAAGCCTTGAGAGCTTTTCAACGGCTGGTTCGGTCGGTGCTTATCGTTACTGGGTGAAAACAGCATCGCAGGCAATCGTTGACGTGGAGCCCACAAGCCCGGAACCCGGCGAGGTGGATATTCGCGTGTTGCTAGATGGGGGAGCTTACCCAGACGAAGAGATGAAACAGCTTATCCTCGAAACACTGGACGGCAACGTGCCCATGACAGATAAAATCACCGTGGGTGCTCCATACCTACGACCATTCAACATTGATGTGACCTATTTCATCACACGCCAACAAGACACAAGCAAAGACACGATTATCGAGCGCGTGGATGGTGCCGTTGATGATTATAAAGTATGGCAGACCGGGCGCATGGGCCGAGACATCAACCCCGACAAGCTGCTGTATCGGATGATTTCCGTTGGTGCAAAACGAGTTGAAATATCCGAGCCAAGCTTTGAGGTCTTGGAAAAAAACGAAGTGGCAGCCCTTGTGAATTATAATGTGGTGTTCGGGGGTGTAGAAGATGAGTGATACCGTATTTGACGTTGATTTCACGCGTTCGCTGCCGCAATCGCTGAAAGATGACCCTAACATGGCGGCGTTGGGCAAGGCAATTTCGGGCGAGCTGCAAGAGAATATTCACATGTCGCGGCTGACGCTCATCTATGCCCGAATTGATGAGCTGAGCGAAGAATGGCTTGATATTTTAGCAGTTGACTTGCACGTGGATTGGTATGACCCCGACAGCCCCATTGAGGTGAAGCGGGCGATTATCAAAGACAGCGTGCGAATTCACATGACCTTGGGCACGCGGCCAGCGGTTGAGCGGGTTCTTACCGCATACTTCGGCAGCGGCCAAGTGCAACATTGGTATGAGTATGGCGGTGAACCGCACTTCTTTCGAATTATCACCGACAACCAAAGCGTTTCATTTGCGCAAGAGCAACAGTTCATGCGCATTTTGAATATCGTCAAACGAAAAAGCTCTTGGCTTGAACAGTTACGCGTGGAGCTTGTCGAAGAATTTAGCGCATATTTTGGGCTTGCCTTTCGAGAATTTCACCGTGAAACGCACGTAATTACAGAGGAGGAAAATGCATGAGCACAACCATTCGCAAGGGTCTCACCACCGCAGGATTGGCCTTGATAGCCAGAAACTTGGCGGGAGAAAATATTACATTCACACGGATTGCGGTCGGCCAAGGTATACTTCCACCAGAGCAACCAATTGGCGACTTGATGGATGTTATAGACCCGGTTTTGGACATTGAAATATCAAAGTTTGAAAAACGAGCAGGTAATACAGTGGTTGTCGGCGGAATGCTACCAAGCACTTTGATTACAACTGAATATTTTGACCGTGAACGCGCCTTGTTTGCCCACGGTGAAGATGGTGCTGAAGTGCTATATTGCTACCGCAACACCGGCGACAATGCCGTACTGGTGCAGCCCATTGTTGCAGAGTCCATCCAAGAAAAGTTCATCGACATCATCACGGCAGTTGGTGACACAGAGCACGTGACGGCCAACATCGTTCGCGCTACTACCGCTGACGAAATCCGTTATGATGATAGGTTGACCGACCTTGGGGCAGGCAACGTGCAAGAAGCTATTGTAATCTTGGCCTTTGAGCAACGCCAAATTCTTGAAAGCATACAAATTGCTTTTCCGTCTTTACACGCAGACCTTGCGGCTCTGCAGGAACACATGAATGAAATTTTACGCATGTTTGGCGGCCAAGGGAGCGCAGATTTCTTTTTCAACTTCCTCACGCTAAATGGCCTACAACTCATTCAAGGCGTGCACAACACCATTGAAAATAGGATTGAATATTAGGAGGTGACAACGTGGCTTTTAAGAATTTATCAGAAGTAAACCCCGGAAATAACATCGCCTTTGCTGAAATTGGTAGCTCCAGCTTGGTCACATACACCGTTATTGCACATGGCTGGCGTACCATCGGCGGCGTACCGCACACGCTGGTGTTGCGCGAATGGGCATTTGAGGCTGGCAATTTTTCTGGCGGCACAATAGGCGGCGGTACTGATACATACAACGGCAGCCCGCTTGATAATCGGATGGTTGCGATGCTTAACGGTCGTATTCCAACATGGCTTCGCGGACAAATCCCAAGCATTTCTATTCCCATTCGCAACAGAAGCACAGGGGCAGTCACAAATATCAGCCGCAACATTTTTGCGCTTTCTGAGGGTGAACTAACATCTGGCCCAGCCGATGGGCCGCATATACCTTACTTCAGTTCAAATGCGAGGCGAAGAGCAGGCAACACCACGGCTGGCGACCGCCCATATTGGACTAGAACGCCGGACTTGAATATGTCGGGTCTTGCCCGGCAAGCACATAGGGTTAGCGACACGGGAGCCATGGGGTCAGCAACACAGAGCAATAGCGTTCGCTGCCGACCAGCTTTTCTGCTGCCCGCTAACCTCACCGTGAGTGAAACCAATGGCGCGGTGCGTAACCCAGTGAACCTTACCCCCGGCGCGCCGGGTAGCGTTACCGTTGTGCGAAACCACGCGGCGCTTGACAACAACCAAGTGTTGGCTGGAGTAGCACTTACCATCAACTGGACAGCCGCGACACCCGGCACCGGCAGCACGCAGGCTCAAGTGACCTATACATTGCAACGAAATTATAATAATGAACGAGATCAGGACAGAGGCGTATTAGGCATTCCGATACTGAGTGCGCTTAGATGGACTACGGTCGCAACAGGAATCAGCGGCTTAACGCATACCATGAGCGCAGGCGTGCCTGCCGGGACAAATACTGCGCACTTCCGCGTAATTGCTGTTGACCAACACGCAAGCTCACGCCTTAATACGATGTCAGCCATACAAACGGTAATAACAAACAGTCCCCCAACTACGCCCGCCAGCATCGCCACACCAGCCAACCCGTTCCGTGGCGATGACATACGCATCACATGGGGTCAATCCACCGACCCGGATGGCAACTTGGCGGGCTTTAGGATACAAAGAAGCGTGAATGGTGGCACATGGTCACAAGTGTTCCAAGGAGCCGCAAGAGAGTTCTCTGAAACCGTGCAAACTGCATGGGAGAGCGTGCAATACCGCGTTGCCGCATTCGATACATTCGATGCGCAATCCGGCTGGATGAATTCACCCATTCGGCTTCCGCAAGACCGTGTGGCCATCACCGTTGCGCAAGATGCCTCAAGTGATATTCGCAATGGGATGACCATCACAACAGATTCCGAGCGCACAGTTGTGTTTCGTGTGAGCAACAACCGTGACACGAATATGACCGCGCGGTATACTGCAATATTAACGCTGAATGGCGTTCAAGTTGCAAGCCGTGTGAATCAAGTGATTGACGGTGGTCTATTCACGCTTGACTTGAGCGTGGTGCAATGGCAGCAGTTGCTTAATAGGCAACATACCTACACGCTAACCGTTACTGATGTAAGTGGCAACACAGCACAAGGCCGCATTGAATTTACCAAAAATGTGACACGGGTCATTTTACAAAGCGCTCCTATATTTGTAGACATCAGCAACAACACACCAATCCGCAATTTTTTGATGAACATATTGGGCGCAATGCGGTTGGATGCAGGGGCCACGTTGCTTGTGGAAATCACCAACAACGCCAACGACCCCGTCCCTGTATGGCAACCACTGACCAATGACCAGCTCAATAGCGGATACCATTCTATTCACAACACGTTAGTGCAGAATGGCAACTACTTCGCATTTCGTTTGACCGCCGACCGTGGCACCTCTGGGCAACCTTGCTGGATTGATAAAATCAGCGGTATTGCGGGCCTGTCGCAGACGTTCATACTTGGGCAAGAAAATGAGCTGCTGCGTGAAGAACTTGATACGCTGACCAAGCGGGTAACTTCGCTTGAACAGCTACCATCTGGTGGCTTGCGCGTACCCACGCCAATTGCGCTTGAAAGTCAAATCGTTCCTGCCGGGCACGAGCCGGGCGATAGCTGGAAGGTAAAGAACTGCGATGTCACCGCACCAGGCCACACCGGGCTTGCGTGGATTATGGATGACGGCACGTTGGCTATTTTCGTTGACCCAATTAGCATTGACGACACCAGCATTACTATTAACCCAGCTGGCAACATGCAAGTTGACCCGGCGTGGGCGGCTTCACAGCTCGCCCCCATTTTGCAGGCAATCAACAGCCACGCCACACAAACCATCTTTAGCCCAGATGGCGTTCACGGCATTCGTTTTTATAACGGTATACTGCAGGGATTTGATGGCACAGAGTGGGTAGACATTGGTGGAACCCCGCCGCAGCCCATTCAGCACATACTTGACGGCAGTTGGAACCTTGATGGCTCAGTAAACCTTGATTAAAATTATTAGGAGGAAAACCACATGAGCAGACCGAATTTTACAATCCCAGAAAACCCGCAATACACGCCAACAATACCCAAGCTTATCAGCGGCGACCCCGCAAGTGCAGATGAAACCTTCAATAATTGGATTCAACCGGTGGTGAATAATACCGCTGCCGCGATGCAGGCCGCACAAAAGGCTGGCGCCCGCCGTCTTGTTGATGGCGTGGATTACACATTAACCACCGGCATGGCCAAGGAAGATGTGGATTATCCAGAGACAGCTCACTCATACGGAATGAGTGTAAACCTTTGGCTATCCAGCCAAGCGGGCGACATCGTCGGTCAGGCCGCAACTTGGATACAAGCGTGGCCGCGACAGCGCATTCGTCCGCAAGACTTGGCAGGTGCATTCGATTTGCATTTGTTGAATTGGTCAGGGACACGGGTTGATATGACGGTAATAGACACAGAAAACATCTACTGCGTAGATGAAACCACTATCCGTAGCACCATCGTGACGGCCACTGGTAAACATGACGGAATTGCGCTTGAGCTAAAAATGGCCATAGGATTTGATGTCGGAAACCAAAACGAGCCGGGCTTTATTGACCAAATATACTCCCGTGTGATTGTCACAGAAATTGACGCGGATGCGTTCCAACTGAACTCAAGCCATAGCTTTACCCAAGTGAATTTTACCTTGCCGCCTATCTCCGTGGCCTACGAACGTGAATACGGCGCACTCATTACTCTGGTTGATGAATTTGATGCACCAGAGCAGCTCTCCGCTCGATGCCGTTTGACGTATGTCGATGAAAATCGAGGCGCAAGCGGCACCACAAGCATCTGCATTCCCATTGGGCCGAATACGGTTGGTCAATTTGCAAACCCAGCGCTGGACGACAGCTTTGAGACTGAGCTTGATTTAGGCATGTGTTTGACTGCATTTGAGAACTATGGTGTGCATTTGGAGTACAAAAAGGTTGCACGTAATGGCCGCGTTTTAATTATATTCCCACAGTGGAATTGGCAATGCCGTGTGATTGACTTTGAGCTGCTTGGCTTGTGGAAGAAGTTTGAGCAATAGGAGTGATGGCCATGAATTACGCAGAAATGGCAGAGCATTATCGCGACATAGCTCGCGACTTTGAATGCGATGCGCGGGCGATTCATAAGACCGACCCGGAAAAAGCCCGCGCCCATCGCGCGCAGGCGCGACATTTGCGCGAGAACGCACGTGCACTAGACTGCCACGCCAGCGGAAAGCCACCCGTTGGCAGCAAACCGAATAGACATCGCGGCGGGAAATCAACCCCGCCGCGACCATTTTAGCTAACGAAAGGAATATCACCATGAATATCAAAGAAATCATCCGCGACCGCAAGGCCGCAAAAGTTCGCAAGCTGAAGCAAAAGCGAGCCGACCTCAAAGGCCGCGTAAAAGGCGTGAAAGCCGCTAAGCTACATCGCATTGAGCGCAAGCTGGCCAAAGCAAAACAGCAGTTGAAGCAGGCAGAATTGCAAATCACAGTCAACCGCGATGGCGTAACGCCGCAAATCAGAAAAAGGGGGCAAGGGCGCGATGAGTAGATTCACAAACAGCCCACTGGTTGACCACGTGCGGTTGTTGCCACGCACGCACATGAACGCCCCGCGCAACCAGCCAATCCGTAAAATCACCCCACACATGGTGGCGGGTGTGACCACCGGCGAGCAGCTATTCAACACGTTGCGAAATCGTGGCATTAGTGCCAACTACGGTATTGCAAGCAACGGCGAAATTTGGCTCTATGCCAACGAAAGCGACCGTGCTTGGACTTCCAGCAGCGGCGCGAATGACCACCAAGCAATTACAATCGAAGTGGGCAACAGCGGCATGGGGCCGCAATGGCCAGTGAGTGACCTCGTTCTTAGGCGCTTGCATGACCTTTGCGAATGTATTTGCCGCCGCAACAATATCCCCCTGCTGGTATATGACGGCACGGCAAACGGAACCCTTACGCGCCACAACATGTTCGCTGCAACGAGCTGTCCGGGGCCGTTCCTGCAAAGTCGTTTCCCACAGATTGCTCACGAAGTCAATCGCAGGCTTGGCGTTGCGCAGGCACCGGGAAGCCCCGCGCTGGAAGATGTGCCGACCGTGAACAGTCCAGGTAACGGCGTTTTGGAGGATGGGCGCACTTTCGCCGTTGGCAACCACGTTATCCTCAATGGCCCGGCATTCAATGATAGCTTTGGAAATAGACCTGTTCCATCGCTCACGAATCGCCGTGGCGTAATATCGCGTGTTATGGACTTGAGCCGCGTGGCACCGATTCACATTGAGGGGCTTGGCTGGGTGCGGGTAACGGACATTATCGCCGAGCAACCCACAGCGCCATCCTTCCAGTCGTATCTTGTGCGCGTAACCGCCAGCGTGCTCAATATCCGCAGCGGCCCCGGCACAGACCACGCCATTGTCGGTACAATCACTGACCGTGGAACCTATACCATTGTGGAGGAATCACAGGGCCAAGGCTCACGTGTGGGATGGGGCAGGCTCAAGTCCGGCGCAGGGTGGATAGCGCTGTGCTTGACAGAAAGAAGGTAGGTGCTGACATGAGTGTTTTAGGGTACGCTTTGACCGGGCTTGGAATTGCTATCCCATCCGTGTTATGCTTTATTTTTGGGATGTGGAAGCGCAACGTGGATAACACATGCAAAGAATATCAAGCGCGTGACGCAGCAAAAAACCAGCTCATGGTTTTACTTATCGACAGCCATTGCGCCATGCTTGGACTGAGCAAAATTATGGCCAACGGTCTGCTAAATGCGGGGCTGATAAACGGTGAGACCGAAGCCGCACTAAAAAACTCGCAAGAAGCTACAATGGCGTTGAAAAAATTCCTGCATGAACAGGGCGTTAAGCACGTTTTTTAACAGGGAGGAGATGGTGAACAATGGGGAAACCGCAAAGCCGCGAAACCAGCAAGTCATTGGCATGGGCTGTTGTCATAGGAGCCACGCTTATCACGGCACTTGTGTTGATTTTAGACTATATGGCGGATTCATTTGGCAACACATCTAAAGTAGCGCTTGGCTTGCTAGGTTTGGTTTATCCGTCCGTCATTGGACTTTATGCCAGCCGAGCAAAAGCAAGCGACATGCACAAAGAGAAAATGGCAGAGCTAAAACCAATATCACCCGACCCCAAGGCGATTGCCGATGCTGTCACGCAAGTGCTGGGAGGTAGTCCATGAAACATACCATCGAAACCCTTCCACTGCACCAAATCGCGCCAGCCGACTACAATCCCCGTGCCGACCTACAGCCCGGCGATGCGGAATACGACAAGTTGCGCAGCAGCATTGAAGAGTTCGGCCTGGTAGAGCCGCTTATATGGAACCGCCGCAGTGGCACGCTCATCAGTGGTCACCAACGGCTCAAGGTACTGCACGAGCTTGGCCACACCGAGGCCGAGTGCGTTGTGGTTGACCTCGACCCCGACCGTGAGCGGGCGTTAAACTTGGCCATGAACAAAATCGGCGGCGCATGGGATAACGACAAGCTGCGCGAGCTGCTGGACAGCTTCAGTGAAGATTTTGATGCCAAACTCTCCGGCTTCGACATGGACGAAATTGCCCAGCTGCTGGCCGCAGACATTCAATCAGAAGATGATGGCTTTGACGAACAAGCCGCGCTTGATGAAATCGCCGAGCCTGTGACCAAGCCGGGTGACCTGTGGCAGCTGGGCGAACACCTCTTGCTTTGCGGCGATGCCACCAGTGCCGCTGATATGGCACGGCTGATGGACGGCGAACTAGCGCAGCTGATTGTCACCGACCCGCCCTACAACGTGGCCTATGAGGGCACGCAGAGCAAGCAACGTGAAGCCATCGCCAATGACAATATGCCAAGCGAAAAGTTCCGCGAGTTCCTGCTGGCCGCGTTTTCTGCAGCGCACGAGGCTGCAGCGCCGGGCGCGGCCTGTTATGTTTTTCATGCCCACGTGGAGAGCGTGAACTTTATGCGTGCATTCACCGCCGCTGGGTTCACGCTACGGCAAGTGCTGGTGTGGGTGAAAAATCAGATTGTGCTTGGGCGGCAAGATTACCAGTGGAAACATGAGCCGGTGCTCTATGGATGGAAGCCCGGCACGGCACACTATTTTGTTGATGACCGCACGCAAAGTACGGTGTTGGAATGCGACAAGCCGGTGAGCAGCCCCGACCACCCAACCACAAAACCCGTGGAGCTGGTTGGCAGACTTGTGTCCAATAGCAGCAATCCCGGTTGGCTGGTGCTTGACCCCTTCGCAGGCAGCGGAACAACGCTCATCGCCTGCGAGCGGCTACAGCGCCGGGCGCGGTGTATGGAGCTCGACCCGAAATACTGTGATGTTATTGTGCGCCGCTGGGAGGCGGCTACGGGGCAGCAGGCGCAACGGAAACCCCTATAAAAGGATTCGCGGGCAGAGGTGCAGTGAACACCCCCGCCCGCCACCAAAGAGCAAGCCTTTGGCGGTCAGTACTGACATACTGATTGTACAACGCCAAGAGGTGATTGTCAATAGAAATCGACAAAGTTTTACGCGATACGCTCTTGAAGCTTGCCACAGGCTATGAATACGAAGAACGCGAGGTTATAGCTGGAAAAAATGGCAAGCCCGAAAAAGTGAAGGTGACTAAGCGGTATCAAAAACCGGACTTTAGAGCAATACAAGAAATCCAGACTCTGCGTGAGCTTGGGCTATGGACAGATGAATAAAACCCACGTTGGTAAAACACTTTATAACAAGGAAAAGCGTTTTAGTCACTTGTTAGTCACTTGGTCATGCAAGCAAAGCATGGCAAAACCCGCAACACCTTATATGTTGCGGGTTTTTATGGTCGGAGTGTCGAGATTCGAACTCGAGGCCTCTTGGTCCCGAACCAAGCGCGATACCAAACTTCGCCACACCCCGGAATAAATTGTTTTATGCAGTTACCAAAGCCTAGTAAATAACGATTTCTCGTTTTCGCCGTCTCGTCCTTATGTTCGTCTCGCTTGGCTTTTACCCAAAAATCTCGCTTGGTTAAAGGTAAGCGCGATTTTCATACCTGAGTATTATACAGCAAAATGTTTCACTTGTCAAGACGCTGTAAAAAACTTTGTAACGAAACCCGTGCTCATGCGTTTTATCATTGTGCAGCACAAAAAACAAAATCGAAAGGAGCTGCCATGGACGAATTCGAGCTGATGTATCGGCAATATTTTTCGCTGGTGTTTTCCTATGCACGGCGGCTCACGGGCGATGATCACTTGGCCGAAGAGCTCACGGAGGAAACGTTCTTCAAAGCACTCAAGGCACTTGGGCGCTACGACGGCAAGCAAAACATCAAGGCATGGCTTTGCACAATTGCAAAAAACACCTGGCGGTCGCATCACCGCAAGTATGGCCGCATGATATCCATGGAAGGCTTGCCGGAACCCGAAGATCGCGCTGCACTACCTGCGGCAATGCTTGAAAACCGCGACGAGGCTTTTCGCATGCATGAGTTGTTGCACGCCATGGACGAGCCCTATAAAGAGGTGTTTTCGTTGCGGGTATTTGGCGAACTGTCGTTTGCAAGCATCGCAAAAATTTTTGGCAAAAACGAAACATGGGCTCGCGTGACTTTTCATCGGGCAAAGAAAAAAATTTATGATCAAATGGAGGGAAATTCCCATGGAACATGAGATGAACCATGATATTGAGCGCTCGCTTGCGCGCGTGATGCGCAAATTGCGCCGCATTAAAATTGCAGCCATTGCGGTGGCTGGCGCGGCGGTGTTTTTTGCATTGGCGCTGTTTGTGGTTTCACGAGAGTTCAGTTTTAATGTGACAGACTCGGTACAGCTAAACTTTCGCGTTGAAGATGTTACTTTTTTTGGGTTAGACGAACCTGTTCCGGGCTTCTCATTCGAAACCTGGACGACATTTCACCGCGTTGAACTAAGTCGCGAACTTGCCGACGATGGCACATACGATGTTGAAATCGCTGTTGTGCTGGGCGGGCAACGACAAACGTGGACCCCATTTGGCCGCTTGCAAGATATGCTAAGACGTCCCCCAAGATGGCGGCACGAACATGGGCTAGACTATGAACTCATGCGTTTTCCGGGCAGCTGCGCGTGGTGCTCTCGCGGCGCGATGTATGAGGCAGATTTCGAGCCCTATACCATGGCACGGGTTCAAACGGTGCGGATTTATTTTCGGCCATATGATGAGTTTTCGAATACGTGGGGCGCATTGGAAGACGGCGGCGCGAGCGTAGAAGACTTGCAAGATCTTGAACTGCTATGGCAACGCAATTAGTTCATTTAGAATTCAATAAACCGCCAAACAATCACATCATTCGGCCCGGGTGTGTAGCTATCGCTGCCCACCATGGGCTGTTCGCCGTTAACATAAAACATCCAAGCACTGCTGCTGTCGCCCGCTATGCCGCCAATACTAGTCACAAACACGCCAAACGCGCTGGTGCTATACTCGACATCCGCGCCGCTGCGCTGCAACAAATCAAACGCGGTATCGCCAGGCAAAAGCGCGATGACTTGTGCGGATAAAACGCCTTCGATACTAAGTTCAACTATGTCGCCCGGGGCAACATCGGGGGGCACTGATGGTGTGCAGGCCACAAAAGCAAGCACCAGAACTAGCGCAAGGCTCAGCATCAGGGGGATTCTCTTTTTCATGTGGAATTCTCCTTTATAAAATAAAAAACGCCTCTCAAACAAGAAGCGTAGCAAAGCTTAGCCAAAAGCTAAGCTAGGTCGCACTTTTCATTTGCCCAAAAGTGACAGAAAGACCATGAAAGCACACAAGGCATTCGGGCTGTGACCGTAGTGGCTGCTGCGCCGGAGTTTCACCGGGCTTTCCCTTGCAAACTTTCAATATAAAGTTGTAATTTTTCGCTAGGCAAAGTCGAAAGGAGAGACGTGCATGTGATACGCGACCGACCTTGAGACAAAGCATTTCAGAAAAATGGAGCTTCTAACCGGATTCGAACCGGTGACCTCATCCTTACCAAGGATGCGCTCTGCCACCTGAGCTATAGAAGCGAATATGATTTGCAGCGTATTGGTTGTCAGTGAAAACAAAAGGGGCCCCCGAAAATGCTTGCATTTTTGGGGAAAAGGAGGAGCGACGAAATGAGTGAGAGATGACTTTTAAAAAGTCATCGCGAACGATATGAAGTCCGCGACGACGTGGCGACCCAGAACGGGCTCGAACCGTCGACCTCCAGCGTGACAGGCTGGCGTTCTAACCAACTG